CCGATAACGGGATCACCCGCCTCATTGAAGTCCGTTACTGCGTAAGCTTTCGGATCGAAAGGTTCATTCTTGGCGAGCGCACGAAGCCTCTGCTCTTTGATGCCCTGAACCATACCTTGCTGGATGATTGGCTCTTGCGCGAGGCGCGCGAGATAATCAGAAGTATTCGGGGCCGCTTCTAACGCGGCCTTATACAGCGGGTTTGCTGCTTGGCGACCCGATGCAATAATATTTTGCATATCGCCCATGGCGGCGTTCGGGTCAATGCCGGAAGACGAGGCATAATCCGCCAACATCCGATCCGGCGCACTCGACGCACGGTCGGTTAGGCCCGCGGCTAGAGATTCACCGACTACCGGCGAACGGCGCCCTAATGTTTGTAGCGCGCTTACGCCTGCGGGGCCAATTGCTTCTGCCGCTGTCTGACCACGACCGATTGCGTTTGCGGTTAGCTCAGCGGGCGTGATGCCCTGCTTATCAAGAAGGCTGGCGATGTAGTTGTTCGCTACAGTTTCAGGAAGCGCAGGAGTCAGCGCCCGCTTAACGCCCGTGACAGCGCCAGCAAAGCCAGCAGAACCAGCCACGGCGCCTGCCGTTTGAGCCCCAACATGAAGCCAATGCTGAAGCGGGTCAGAAGAATCCGGAACGGCGTCACCCACAGCACGTGAAGCCACTGCGGGCGCAAGGACGCGGCCAAGGATTCTTGCCGGTATAGTCGCCTCGCCACCAATGGCGGCTGGTGCGAAGGAAGCTGCGGTTTCGGCATATCGGCCCAGAGTTGTCTTGGGCTGATAATAGCCGCCAGTTGGCTTTGAAAACAGGGCATTGAGATCAGAACTTGTGGGGAGCGCGCCAATCTCCGGAACTGGCGCTTCATTTCCGCCCGTAACCTTGTTCCGCAGCCAGTTTCCAGCGCTATTGGCGAGACTCTCGACATCGCCCGGAAGGCCCATCATCCCAGCCACGCCCTGCGCTAGACCACCGGGCAGGCTTCTAACGGCATCAATAAGTGGCGATGGTGTTGCCACGGCTGGATGTGCGAAAATGGCGCTCAGTTCCGCTTCCGTTGGCGGTGAGTCTCCCGTCAGCGAAAGCGACTTTCCGCTGCTGGGATCGGTAACCTGATAAGTAGGCATTATTGACCTGTTACCTGAACGGAGAAGCGGCCGATTTTGAGGGGGGCGGCCTTGCGCGGGAGGTTTGACGGGCTGACTGGACTCAACGGCGGCGGTTTCTTGGGTGAATAAGGAACAGGAACACCGCTATATGATCCATTGCTCAGATTTTTGAGAACACTGCTTTGCGATCCAGAGCGGCCCGCCATTTCGAGCTGCATTTGGTTCATCACGGCATTTAACGTGCCGTTGTTATAGCCTGTAAGAATGCGATCAGCCGCCTCTTTGCGTGAAGCATCGGAAGATGCAGTGCCGTTAGTCGCCCCCGTCATGACGCGCGCATATTCTGCCGAAATGGAATCTATCCCGTTCTTCAGCATCACCGCGTTTGGATCGTTAGTCTTACGGCCAAGCGCCTGCATGAACGAGTTTACATCGGTAAACGAACCTTTGCTTGCTGCGAAAGGAAGAAGGGTGCGGACGATGTTGATCGAATTGTTGACCGTTCCTTCGTTGACCGCCGTTGCCGCATTCGTTTTCGCCATCGTGCTGGCAGCGGAGCCTTGCGCCTTGTAGCCGATAGCATTTGCGGGGATTTTCTGCGCAATCTGTTCGTCGCTAAGGCCCTGGCTTTTAAGGTAGTTGTATGCCGCCGTGCGGTAGGCGCGCATGGAAGAAGCATCACGTCCAGCCCCAGTCGGCAGATGTCCGGTGGTGGCGAGGATAGCGCCATACATCTTAATTGACGGGTCTTCCGCAGAGGCCGGCATGTTATAAGCGGAGAGTGGTTTCACCTCGTTCGTAGATGTGTTGATTTGCGAGCCGACATTGACGTTGAGCGCCTTGGCCTCTGCCGGATCGGTTATTGTTCTCCACTGGGGCTTAGGAGCGATTGTCGTATAGCCTGGAAGATTTGGCAAATTTCCGTTATCAGATGGCGCTGCGTTATTCTGATTTCCTGTCGGCGCACCATTGCTGATATAATTTTGCAGATCAGATGTCCGTTGTTCCCATGCCTTTGCATAAGGACCATATTTCGCGGGATTAGAAGCGATCAAGTTGTTTAGATATGTCTGCCTTCCCTGCAAGAATTTGTTTACATCGCCACCGGAGTTTTGAAGAATGGAGTCAGCAGCTTTCTGCCCTGCCATAAAGGCAGTGTCCGAATAAGCAGCAGCGAGAGGTGCGGGAAGATTTGCCGCAGCCGTGTTCTGAAAATAGCTTTTGTTAAAAATCTGACCGGCACGGTCGGCGGTCATTCCCTTAACATTCTCTCCCGGCCAATATGCTTGATTGATGCCATATTTTACCGGAGCGCCATTCGTATCCGTGACTAAGCCAGAACCTTCATGCGGTGCTACGAAATCAGTGAAGAATTTTCTGGCATTTAATGGTCCAGACTGAGGCTGAGAAGATTGCGAGTTGCCGCTCGGTCCCATCATATTGTTCGGTATGAGATTGATCTTGGAGGGGTCGAATGTGAGGGGTTTTTGACCACCGATGGTCCCGCGATCCTGTCCAGTAAGACTGTCGATAAGATGCGGGACACCCTGTGCATCCGTTACCGTATCGATCTTGTGGGGACCGATAAGCGAAGAGAGCATGGGGATGCCCTGATCGGCAGGAAGCGACTTCAAAATGTCAGCCATAGGATTTTCGGCTAACGGGCCACCGGGCGTCTTGAAGGGCTGCTGATAGGCCGAACTATTCGGATCGGGCGGCGCACCACCGGGCTGCATCTGCGGCGTGACATTCACATCCGCAAGAGATGGCGGGGCCGTCAGCTTGCCGATTGTGTTCTGATATGCCCATTGGCGGCGCTGCTGATCGGCGCGCTGCAATTCCGCGCTCAGGTAATCCGTCTGTTGGCCGCGAACGCTGCCGAGTGCATCGCGAAGTCCCGCAAACAGTATTGCGGTCTTCTGTGATCCTGACAGCGGACCAGCATTGCCGAATAGCCCCATGCGCGGCGTTTGCGCGGTCGGGGGCGTAACGGCAGACGGATCACTCTGCATGAAGTCAAAAAGCGACATGTATGTTCCTCAACCGAAAGGTGCCCAACCGAGAGCGCCGGCCGTTTGGGCGCCACCGAGGATGCCACCGAGGATGCCACCGATGCCTGTGCTAGTTTTCTGCGTCGTCGTAGTTGGTGTGGGGATGATACCGAGCGACTGATTGAGTATCTGCTGTTGTTGCGCCGGGTATCCGGCCTTGCGCAGAAAGTCAGTATATGTCGCTTGATCGGAGTAATTTTGAGAATTTTGTAACTGCGTGCCATAGCCCAAAAGATTTTGTGCTGCCTGGCTTGCATCGTTATATTGGCTCTGCCCGAGATCTCCCAAAACACCAGCCGCAGACAATCGTTGACCATTGGCTGTGATGCCAGCGTTGGTATTGAATTCGCTCGCGTTGAGCCGGTTTCCGATGTCAGTTCCCGCCGCAGCCCGTGCTTGCGCGAAGTTGTCGGCATTGAGTCCAGAAATCAGGCTTCCGGCGTTCTGATCATAAAGCTGGTTTGTGATCGCGTCCGCCACACCCTGACGGCTTCCGCCGAAAGCATGTGCCGCCGTCGCTGCCTGATTGTCCGAAACCCTCTGTTGTCCGCGTTGCTGATTGAGCTGTTCCAACGACGAATTGATAACGTCCTTGGTGTATGGGTTCATGTAAGGCGCGAGATTGGTGTTTGAAAGCTGTCCCGCGGTCACTTGAGACGGGTTATATCCCGCAACGCCGTCCGCGATATTTGCGCCGGATGCAAGAAGGCCGGAACCAGGATTGTTTTGTGCGATATTTCCGAGGATGCCGCCCGCAGTTGTTTGAGCAGAGTTTACGGGAGATGCGAGTTCACCCGTATATGCCGGAACAGGCTGGTTCGCCACGCCCTGCGCACGCGAATAGTTCTGATTGTACAGCGCCATCAATTGCGGGTCGATTTTGGTGCTGCTTGTGGTTTTGTTGCCCATCTTAGTAGCTCACATCCTTAATCATCACAGCGCACAATTTTCGATAGCCAAGCATCTTGCCGATGCGTTCGCCGCTAAGGCGCGTGTGATGCGTTATCCATCGGCAGTTGTTAGCGCGGGCGAAGGCAACGACACTCGCATCCATGCGTTCGATATATTCGCGAAGGGTCTTTCCCTTTTCACCACCACCGAGAAAGACATTCAGAACTTTGCCTTTTGGCGTCTGACCGATGTCGAGAACGAGAGCGCTGTTCTCACCCGGCATAAAGACCATCGTTTGTTCTGCCAATGAGGCTTCTATGTCCTCGATGTCATACATGCCGTTCGTGTATTCTAGGGCTTGCTCGATCCACGGCTTGCAGCGTTTCCACTGCTCTTGGGCTTCGGTCATAGAGAGGTCGCGCTGATCGTGCCGTCATTGGCGACGGTGATGTTGAAGCGCGTCCCATTCGGAGAAGTGAGTATCAGACGCTCTTTTGCGACTTCGACATCCTCATTCTTCTTGCGGTTCAGTTTGTCTGCCGATTCCAATATCCGGCGCATGGAGGCTTGATCGTTCTGACCATATTGCGCTGGCGCTGTTGCGAGAATCATCGAAGACCTCCCAATTCTCCCTCAAGGGATGGTTCACCCATGCGCCAGTCCGCGAGACGTTGACCCGTGAAGCGAACGCGCGCCTCTCTGGCGACAAACCGCGTGTCCGTGATCTGGCTAAGGTTGAAAGGGCCGTACTGCGTTTCATCCCCGTTCGGATTGAACCGAAGGAAGAAGGTTGCGGTCACATCGCCCGATGTTTTCTCGTCTGGAATGAGCGAGCAGACATGAACGACATTATCGCCATTGCCGATTTGGATCGGCCCCGTCTCGGCATAAGGCGTCACATCGTAATTAAAGCCGACTTCATGCTCGTAAATCGTGCCGTCAGAGCCGATCAGGATCGGATAGCGGAACACCCCGGCGTCGATCCCGCAGGTGCGGGCCGCTCTGCCTATCGTCCAGTAATTGTATTTGTAATTCCAGACGATGCAGCGGTCTATTTCCGTAGACGAACCAGAGCAATAACGCCATTCAATCTCGAAGAACGCGGAGTTGTGGACCGCGACGATTTTGGAGATTTGCAGCCAGTTGATGTCAGATTTCAAATAATCGAGAACATCGCATTCAAGGGGCTGAATGCTGCCGTTGTACATCCAGAACCCGGACGGGCTGAACCATGCAGCCTGTTGATCGAACGAAGCAACGCAACCCCGTGAAATCGCCCCGCAGCTATCGCCAATCTGCTGGAAGCCATAAACCGCTACGCCGCCGATATACTGTGCTAGCCATACGTCAAGGTCCGTGAATACTAGGGTCGCATCGCGAACGCGCCTGCCGCACATCAGCCGGCCATTTGTTTGTAACGGCTGATTGCCAGCCTGATTGGTCGTGGATGGCGTCCAAGTCGTGTTATTACGCTGATCGCACCAACTCACAGTGCGTTTATCCGTGGTGGCAAGAGCGAAGACGAAGCCTTCCGCAGTAACGACCAAAGCCTTGCAAGTCGGTGCATTGGTGACGGCAGCGGCCACTACAGACGTATTCAGCGCCCATTCGTAGATCTTACCGTCATCCGGGCTTACGAATAGAAGGTCTTCGCCCCAGGTATCGAGCGATCCCATGGTGGCATCGGTAACAAGCGAACTGTCGGGACGCGCCACGCCGAAAGCTCCGGTGCCGAACGCTCCCGTTCCGAATCCACCTGTTCCGGAAGCATCGGCATGGCCCGTGACAAAGCCTGATGGCGTTATATCGAAGAGAGACCCGGCGCGGTTCGAGACATAAAGATGCGATTCGGTGGCAATCCCGAGATAGGTCGTGCCGTCATTCGTTTTCCACGCCAGCGCCGTTCTAGCCTTACCTGTCGGTTTGTCTGTCGAACGTGCGCGCCAGCCACCTATTGGCCCAAGCGCAGAACCATACCAGCGCGTGCAATAGGCATCGTAGTAGCGGCCCTTGCTCTGATATTGCGTTCCGTTCCGGTAGACGCCGGGCGGTATAGTGAGAGTAAAACGCGCCACAGGTTAGAACTTACCGCGCGGATCGATCCACCCAGCGGTAGCAATAGAATATTGGCTGCTCGCCTGAGCGGCGACAACCTTGATCTGGGCACTTGTATTGGTTCTGATGTGATCTGTGCCAGTGCCAACAGTGGATCCGGTTGTCCACGATGCCTGCGAAGCGCCAAGCCCAGCCCCGTGTGTCGTAACATCAGGTGAATATGCGGTCAGGTAGTTCAGACCCGAAGTTCCTGCGGCACCACCTATATAAACGATGGCCTGCACTTGCACGCCTGTCGGAACAGTCAGAGTGACGCTTGCAGAAGATGTGCCAATGGAAACGCCAGAGGCATCGCCAACAACCGCATCCCAGAGAAATTCATCGTCAATCTGGACAAACTTCGTCCATTGCGCGGAGCCATTCGTTTTCATGGCCCCTATACGCCGCTTGCGCGTGTAATTCGTCGGCATCGTCGGGGCGGTTGCTGACGTGGAAATCAACACATCCACAACGGAGGTGTCCGTGCGCTGGATTAGCCAGACGTGATACCACGTCGAGTTGGCGATGGTGCCAGTATCGAGAGAGCCTGTAGCAGTTCCGACCGCCCACGCGCTTGTCGTCTTGGTATAGGCCGATGCCAGCGCCATGCCGGACGCGCCACCGGACGCAATGCCGAATGTGGCAGATGATCCAGCCGTCGAGAGCGTGAGGCCGTAGATCGTACCGGCAAGCTGCGCGTCGAGCGCGTCGAAATCGCTGTTATAGTGGCCGCCCCATGCGTCGGTGTCTGCCCCAACCTCGGGCTTGATGAGGTTGAGGTTTGTCGTGTTGGTATTTGCCATCGCTGCTTCCTAGTGAGGCGTCCAAGAGCCGCTTGCGGGGCTTTGTTCGGCCCAGATGTTCGATGAAGGAGATTGAGCTGACCAAGGATCGGAAGGCTTCGCTTCCTCTTCCCAAATGCTTCCGATGATGGCACTCGCCTCGATTCCGAGGAGCGCGTAGTTGCCCGTCTCTGCGGTGATGGTGAAATCCGAGCGCGTTCCTATGTCTTCCCCCGTCAGTGCAAACGCCCCCTGAGATGCGAGAACAGTTGCGCCCCACTTCGGCGTCATTGCTTCGCCTGTGAGCGCGTAAGAGCCTTGCGCCGCGCTGATCTTGAAACCAACAACCGCGCCAGATGTCTTCCCGCTTAGGACATACGCGCCCTGCGCTGCGCTGATCGTCGCGGCAAGCTTTGGCGTTGCTGCTTGACCGGATAATGAATAGGAGCCCTGCGCAGCCGTGATGCTGTAAGCCGTCGCCGCGCTGAAATTCCCGGCACCGAAAGCTCCAGTGCCAAAGTTGCGAGCCATCAGGTGATCTGCAAAATTCCGTTGACCTGATCCAGATCGACCGTGATCGTATCGCCTGACGTGCTGGTATTGCTCACGCCCTTATCCCACCAGCCGATGAGGTTTCCGCTCGCTGCTGTGGAATTGTAGAGGACGAAATAGCGCCATGGCCCGACCGTGCCGGAACAGGTGATGACCGGATCGGCGGACGAAACGAGTTTGTATGTGCCGCTCGTTTGCGAGGACGTGATGCCGGTAACCGCAACGCCGCCAGCGGAGTAACCATTGCCGGCCGAGATTTCCGTAATATCCGCCTTCACCGCGTTGGTAGCGACCGGAAGCGTATTGGTCAGCATCACCTTGAGCGTGTCGGAACCAAGGTTGTGCACCTTGTTCGAGATGTCCGCCACAAAGGCGTTGAACTTGTTGTAACTCGCCATGATGGTTCCTTACGGCGTGAAGACGTTAATCGGCATGGCGATGTGCGGAGCGAAGCGCTCCACTTTGTCTGCCGCGATGATGGAAGCGACACCTGCCGTGAAGAGTGATCCCCACACAGCAATGCGGTCATCAGCCTTGAGATAGGGTGCCGACTGAAGCAGCGCGCCGTAGAGATAAACGTCAGGGTGATTGAGCAGAACCCAATTCGCGGAGCCGCCAGAGAGGGGCGCTAGGCGTTTCCAGTAGGTGAGTTCGCCCGTGTATGACCCAGAAATCCACGGCCAAAGCTGAATCTCATTCCCGACAATCGAGAAAACTTGCGGATCGCCCGTCTGATCGGGGTATAGCGCCTTGCGCTCGGTGATGATTTCCGGCTCGCAGAAATCGAGAGAGTTCTTCGATCCCGTGAGAATGAGCGTGCGAACACCCATGAAATCGCTCGGCAGTGCCGTGAACTCGCCGCTCAAGGTCGCATCCGAGCGACCCATCATGGAGCGCACGGGCCCATCGGCTATCAGCTTTCGGCTGATTTGTGCCTCTGCCATTGTGATGAAATCTGGAATGACGGAGACCAAATCCTGACGGTTCAGGGTATCGGCAACGCTTGCTTGCAGCCCTTCATAGGTTCCGTCCAAGGCCATCAGACGTGCCTATGCTTCTTGCCGATGAAGCCCGGAGCCGTGCGCAGGAAGCGGTAGTCAGAGTTGTTCAACAATGCGCGCAATTCAGGCTCATACTGGGGATGGAAGAGATTGATCCCGCGTGATGCATATTCCTCGATCACAGCCTGTGGGATAGACGCCACGCGCTGCATGTCACGGGACGGTGTGTAACCATCGTTGTGGTTGAATAGCGCCTTGTTGCGTTCGAGAATCTGCGTCTCGACAACCTGCTCAGACTTGATGGTGTAAGTGCCATCCTCGTTATCGTGCCAAGTGCGGACCATGCCGTTCGGCTCATTGAGAAAGGGCAGCACCTTCGCCATTAATCGGCCTCCGCCAGACCACGCTTTTCGAGCGAGTCCGCAACGGATTTGGAAACCATGAGCTTCTCGCCGCGTTTGGCATAGATGTCGCCAAATCCGGCTTCATGGCGCCCGGTGGAAACCTGACCATCGCCAAACTTCGTGATGGTGATGCTCACCAGATCGGAACTCTGCTTTTCAGCAGGTGCGGGCGGGATCGTCTCAGTCTCTTCATCGGGCTTAGTGACGGCAATATCAGGGGATTTGGCCATGGATACTCCTTAAAGAAATGGGCGGCCCCACATCGGAGCCGCCCAAGTCATGTCAGCGGGTCTTAGCTAAGAGCGAAGATGACCGCGTGGGCCTTCTGGTTCTTCACGACCAGCGTTTTTTCCGCGATGATGAGGAACTTCTCCGCATCACCCGTTTTCGCCAACGGCTTCGTGGACATGCCACGCAGCGTTGCAACGCCCACCATTTCCGGATCGACAAAGACCGCCATGTTGGCGACCGCGTACTGATGCGGAATGAGGGACAAGCGACCGTAATCGTCCTGATACACGTCCGCCGCACCGATGATCGTCGCCTGCTCGTTCGCATTGGCTTCGACACGGATGGAAGCAATACCCGTGAACGCGGAGAACTGCTGCTTGTTGGTGCCGCTCATATACACCTGGCTCGGGGACGCCCCATTGCCAAATGCAGTCGTGCGAGTGGCCTTGACCAAGGCTTCCGTGAAGGTGCGATTGGTACCCGGCGTTGCCGCCGCGACCGTGCCAGCGGAGAAGCCGCCAGCCGAACCACCGGAGCCGAACGAGGTGTTGGTCGTAACCCACGCCGGAAGACCCGCACATTTACGCGGGGTGGCGCCCGATTCCTGGCCCGACACGCCGTTGTTCAAGAACGTCATTTCCATGTCGGTCCTGAGTTCGATGCCTTTCAGCACCTTCTGGCGGTTGGTTTCGGACGCACGGCCCGCTTTCTTCACCACATCATCCGTATCCGACACGATGCCGGTCTTGCGGAAGATCTGGGCGTAGTTGCCAACGCGGGTCGTCACGTTCTCCGCGCCATAAGACGTGATGTCGTCGCCTTCGAGCTGGTAGTTCGAGGCAGACGGAGCCGCGAGGGTTTCAGTCTGCCATTCGTGGAATGTGTTGGTGCACTTTCCAGAACTGCCAATGTTGTTCTGGAAAGGCGTCTTGGACGCGGCGACCCGGGAGATCGTCTCTTCCAAATCTTCGCGAATACCCTTGGTCGTCAGGGTCGTCGCTGTGCCGGAAATTGCAGTCATGTTTGGGGTTCCAATAGATTGAGCCGCTCCACGGCCTCATCGATGGTCAGCGACCGCTTGCGATTGAGTTCCTGGAGACGTGCGGATTGCGGATTGCGAGCCGGTGTCGCCGCCGTGGGCCTCACGGACGGGCGCGCAGGCTGCGCGGCTGGTTTGGGTGTTGCAGGGCTGGCAGCTTGAGACTTGGCCTTGGCCTGAGCCTCTCTCCAGCGCATGGCGTCGTAAGCGATCGCGGTTTCGTTCGCGGTCATGTTGCGGAGTGCGTGTTGTGGAACGCCAGTGGAGATAAGGAACTTGCCCAAGTCCGCTTTGCGCTGAGGTCCAAGTTTCGGGTCCGCCAAATCCGGGGCTAATTCCGGGAGCTTTGCCATCTCTTCCTCAACGAACTTCGCGAACTGGATTTCCTCAGCATTGTTCTTGGCAGTGACGAGCTGCTGAACGGTCTGCTGCTCTCTCTCGAAATCGTTGCGGAGTTTGAGCGCCTGCTCGGCCCCATAATCATCAACGACTTTGTTCCAATCGACGCCTTCCCAACGGGACTTGAACGTCTCGATGGCTTGCGGCAACAGCTTGTCCAAGACCCCATTGAACTGGGCTATCCGGGATGCTTCGCCTTCTGCGGCTTTACGTTTTAATGCGGCCTGCTCAATTGCTTGAGTGGTGGCCTTATCGCGCTCCGTTTCCTTCGAAAGCACAAGCTCTTGAAGATCACGGGGCAATTCACCGAAGCGTTTCTTTGCCTCGGCGTCCCAAAAATGCGGGGGATTGATTGCCGGTAGAGCTTCTTCGGCTCCCGGTTCATC